AGGTTCAAAATTAAAGGTTCTAATCAAGATTATAAAGGATTTTATCACGTACATCCAACTAAAGGAGCAATGGAAGGAGCAGTACATACAACTCAACCGCATAGACAGTTAGTTCCGTACCTACTTACATCAGAGAATAACACACCTTCAAATACAAGTTCTGGAGGAGGTTATAGCGGAGGAGGAAATAACCAAGAATTTAACCTACCAGATGGTGATATATCAGAAACAAGTTATACTTCAAACAATAATAATATTTCAAATAATAACTACTATTAGTTTGTAGCTTAAAGTATTTTTCATATATTATATAAAAGGTTATATTAATGTTTTATATAGTAGAAGAAGAAGCAAAGCTTCAATCATTAGAAAAATTAGTTAGGTTAGGTTGCTACGTTGATGTAATCAGCTCTAATGATAACTACCATCCTAAGTTAACTTCTACTGTAGCAATTTATATAAGGTTACTACAGAGTACTCATGGTTACATAATTCCTATAAAACACGATGAAGGTTTAAATGTAGATATAAAACGTGTTATAGCTATTCTAAGTAAAGCCAATAAAGTATATACCTTAGATAAGAAAAAACTGCTCTACCATATTAATATACCTGGAGTAATTGATATAGCGTTACTATATTCAATGGTAAAATACCAAAGGTTAGAGTACGAAAGAGAAACTAATACGTTAAACTACTTTTACAACAAACATAGACTTAATAGTAATATAAATCAGATAATACCTATATCTAAATTATATGAAAGTTGTGAAATAATATTTAATAAAGTTAAACACGTATTAGAATATGATATACCAGACGGATTTGAATTTTATAACCATACAGCAATATCAGTATTCTACCTTATAGAACAAAGCGGATTAGGAATACAACATGATTCTTTTATAGAAAACTTTAATCCAAGAGAACCTCAATATAACATACATAATAACAAAGTACTAACCTATTATAATCTATACAATGCTACTTCTAGACCTACTAATGCTTTTAATTCTGTTAATTTCGCTGCTATTCCTAAGAGTGAACAACACCGCAAATGTTTCGTTCCAACCCAAGACTATTTTGTTGAGTTCGATTTCGATGGTTACCACCTTAGGTTACTTTGCGATCAGATTGGGTACAGACTTACTGACGAATCTGCTCATAAGCAACTAGCAAAGCACTACTTTGGCACAGAAAATATAACTGACGACCAGTATAAAGAAGCTAAACAAATTAACTTCCAAGCAATATACGGAAAGATACCAGAAGAGCATAAAGACTTAGAAATTTTTGTACTGATACAGGAATTCATAGATAATATGTGGTCAGTCTATAAAGAAACAGGAATAGTATGTAATCCTCAATCAGGAAAACCATTTACTTCTAACCTAAAAGAGATGCATCCAGCAAAATTAATGAATTATATGATGCAATCGTTGGAAACCTCAAATAATATTCTTATATTGAAAGATATATTAAGGTACCTAGTTGATAAAAAGACTAAATTGGTACTCTATACATATGATGCTTTGCTTTTCGACTTTAGTAAGGAAGACGGTAAAGAGACATTAGAAGGTATTAAAAAAATACTAGAAAAAGATAACAAATACCCAGTAAAATTTAAATACAGTAAAGATTTAGGTTTATAAAACAGTTTAATATTTATATAAAATGCAATTAGTTACAGCACCCACGTTCGATTACGATCTCGACGCAACCTATTATAATGATGATATGAGCAATAAACTGTTTTGTACATTTTCTACAGAAGAAACACTAGATGATGTACTTACTTCCATACAGGAGAAATATAAAATAGTATACAGTAAAATATTTGTACTTTATTCAAAAAGTCAAAACGAATACATTTGCACCTACAATGTAGATTTTGGAAATGTATCAAATTTTTTAGATAATACAATACTAGTACATAGAAAGAAAGAAACTAATACCCTATACACTATAAATGCCTTAAATACGTTAATAAAGGAACTTAACGATGGCAAGTTAGACACTTCGTATAGAGTAAACTGGTCAGATTTTAGAAACTGCATACTTCTGACTAAAGGCCCAGAATTAAGAAGAATAAATACTAAACTTTTTAAGATAATAGAGTTGGAGAGTTAATATATTTTTCGTATATTGATAATAAGTTACAAATAAATAAAAATAAGTTATATGGATTTAAATGCGATCAAGGCTAAGCTAGATGCCTTAAACAACAACGGTCAGACTGGAGAAAAGACTGACTATTCAAAGATTTTTTGGAAACCGGAATTAGGGAAACAGACAGTACGTATTGTACCATCTGCTTTTGACCCTGCTTTTCCTTTCAAGGAGTTAAAGTTTCACTACGGTATTGGTAAATACCCTATGGTTGCTTTATCTAACTTTGGTAAGCAAGATCCTATTGAGGAATTTGTTAAGGAATTAAGAAAAACTAATGACAAAGACAATTGGTCTTTATCAGGTAAAATTAACCCTAAAACTAGAGTATTTGCTCCTGTAGTGGTTAGAGGAGAAGAAGATAAAGGAGTTAGATTATGGGGATTTGGAGTTACCATTTATAAAGCTCTTTTAGCTTTAGCTGAAGATGAGGATGTAGGTGATTTTACAGACGTAATTAACGGATGGGATTTAGTTGTAGAACAACAACAAGGAAATCCTTACCCAACTACTACTGTACGAATTAAACCGAAACAAACACCATTATCAGATAATAATAATTTAGTAGAAAATTGGTTAAAAACACAACCGAACCCTGTAGAAGTTCATACTCAATACGATTATGAGTTTATCAAGAAACAATTACAGAATTACTTAAATCCTGGATCAGCAGAAGAAAATACAACTGCAACTCCCGGAGGAAATGATAATACACTGCCAGAAAGCTTAGGTCAACAGAAAACTGACTTTACTTTGGAAACAGCTACGGCTGGCAACAAAGACACAGTTAATAAATTTGATGACTTATTCAACGAATAGATATGGCAAAAAAGAAAGAAGAATTAAAAGCACGTGCAACCGCATCTGTACAGAAATCGTTTAACTTAGGAAACTTTAAGAAGAAGAAAGGGTATTCCTCCTCATCTGTTAAGTTTAAAGAGCAAGGATGGATACCTCTTTCTAAAGCTTTTGTAGATATTACTTCGTTACCCGGAATACCTACAGGTCATATTACATTGCTGAGAGGGCATAGTGATACCGGTAAGACAACAGCTTTATTAGAAGCAGCAGTAAACGCTCAAAAGATGGGAATACTACCTGTTTTTGTAATCTCAGAGATGAAATGGTCATGGGAACATGCTAAAGAGATGGGCTTGAAGTTTAACGAAGTTAAAGATGAAAATGGAAACGTTGTAGATTATGAAGGACACTTCCTTTATGCTGATAGAGGATCATTAAACACTATTGAAGAAGTAGCAGTGTATATGGCTGATTTAATGGACGAACAAGCAAAAGGTAACCTACCTTATGATATGTGTTTCTTTTGGGATTCTATTGGATCTATTCCTTGTGATTTATCAGTACGTTCTAATAAGAACAATAACGAATGGAATGCAGGAGCTATGTCTACTCAATTCGGAAATAACTTAAATCAAAAGATTCTGTTATCTAGAAAAGAGAATTCACCTTATACAAATACGTTAGTAGCTATTAATAAGGTATGGACTATGAAACCAGAGCATCCAATGGGCCAACCTAAGTTGCAGAACAAAGGAGGAATGTCTATGTGGTACGATGCTACACTAGTAGTAACTTTTGGTAACATTACCAATCCAGGTACTTCAAAAATTAAAGCTGTAAAGAACGGTCTTCAAGTAGAATTTGCTAAAAGAACGAATATACAGATTGAAAAGAACCATATTGGAGGAGTACAATCAAGAGGGAGAGTTGTTATGACGTCCCATGGATTTATCGAGGATGATAAAAAAGCAATTGATAAGTATAGAGATGCTCATAAAGAACACTGGTTAAAACTAGTAGGTTCAGTAGACTTTGATTTAATCGAAGAAGGAGATTTAGAAGAAACACCAATATCTCCAAATCTACTAGACTAATGGCGTACGAAAACATACTCAACAATTTAAAAGAAACCCCACCCCGTGAGTTAAACGATCATATCTTGGTCGTAGACGCTATGAATATGTTAATTCGTAGTTTCTCTCTACTCAAAGCGATGAACCCATCAGGCGCCCATGTCGGCGGCTTGGTGGGCTTCCTTCGCTCATTAGGGTACGTAACGAGGATCTTTGATCCTACTAGGGTGGTAATAGTATGGGACGGTAAAGGAGGATCTGCTAACAGGAAAAATGTAGATCCAAACTATAAAGCTCAAAGAGCTACAAGTAGGATTACTCATTGGGGACTTTATGATACTAAAGAGCAAGAGATGGAAGCTCTAATAGGACAGCTACATAGAGTTCAGGACTATTTAGAGTGTTTACCTATGCAATCTATGATGTTAGAGAAATTAGAAGCAGATGATATAATAGCGTATATGGCTAAATTAGCTTCTCACTCAAACGTTAAGAAATGCACAATTATATCCTCAGATAAAGACTTTTTACAGTTAGTAGATGATACAGTAGAAGTCTATGCACCTGTAAAAAAGAAAACCTTTACACAAGATAATATAAATGCGGAATTACAAGTAATACCAGAAAACTATAATGTAGTAAAAGCATTACTAGGAGATAATTCTGATAACTTAGCAGGTGTAAAGGGATTAGGTATAAAAACTATATTATCTGAATTTCCGGATTTAATTGATAAACCCGGTACTACTTTACAGTACGTTTACGATATATGTGAAGCTAAATTAGATGAAAAGAAAGTAAAGAAAATCTTTCCTAAGATTATAATGGAATGGGATAGAGTCGAAACAAACTTTCAACTAATGGATCTACATGTAACAAGCTTAGATGATAAAGAAAAGCAGTACGTAAGAGACGTAATTAAATCACCAGTAAATAATTTACAGACAGGTGCTTTTTTACGAATGTTAGAGCTAGACGGCATTGAAGGTATTACTAAAAATACTGAAGCATGGCTAGAGAATTTTAGAGGTTTAACTACCTACAAAAAGGAGTAAAAAAACGTAAAGATAAAGCATCTTTTAGTTGCTTCTTACGTTGATTTTCATTATATTTAAATAAATAAAGGTTACAATATGACACTAAAGAGTTTACAACAGTACGGCAAAGGATTTCAATTAAAAGTTTTAGGATCTCTACTTACAGATAAGAAGTTTCTACTTAACGTAAGAGATGTATTAAAAGAAGAATATTTTGACGCCGATTCACATAAGTGGATAATAACTCAAATTACTACATATTTTGATAAGTACCACACAACTGTTACTATGGATGTGTTAAAGGTAGAGCTACAGAAGATAGAAAATGAAATACTACAGGTAGCATTAAAGGAGGAGTTACGAAACTCTTATCAAGCATCCCAAGACGATTTAGAGTATGTTCAAGAAGAGTTCTTAGGGTTTTGTAAGAATCAGGAAATGAAACACGCAATTCTTAGTTCTGCAGATCTTTTAAAAGAAGGTGATTTTGATGGAATTCGTAATATGGTAGAGAAAGCTATGAAAGCTGGAATGGATAAAAATATCGGACATGAATACAATAAAGATATAGAATCCAGATATAGAACAGATTATAGACCTACGATACCAACTCCTTGGCCTGTATTAAACGAAGGTATTCAAGGAGGATTTGGACCTGGAGATTTAGCTATTGTGTTCGGTAACCCTGGAGGTGGTAAGAGTTGGACTTGTGTAGCAATGGCAGCTCATGCTGTAAAGATGGGATACAAAGTAAACTACTACACTTTAGAATTAGGAGAAGATTATGTTGGAAAACGTTTTGATTGCTACTTAACTGGATACTCAATTGACGAAGTAAATGACCATAGAAAAGAAGTACAAGATCACGTTAACGGACTTAAAGGTAGGTTGATTGTAAAAGAATACCCACCGAAAGGAGCTACTGTTAATACAGTGAAGTCACATATACAGAAATGTATAGATATGGACCATAAACCAGATTTAATTGTTATAGATTATGTTGACTATTTAAAAGCACCTTCTAAAGGGAAATTCTCTGAACGTAAAGATGAAATTGATGATGTATTTATTGCAACTAAGGGATTAGCTAAAGAATTTAAAATACCTGTTATCACTCCTTCTCAAGTTAATAGAATGGGAGCTAAAGATTCAGTTATTGAAGGAGATAAAGCAGCAGGTAGTTACGATAAAATGATGGTAGCAGATATGTGCTTTTCTTTATCACGAATGAAAGAGGATAAAGTACTAGGAACAGGGAGATGGCATGTTATGAAGAATAGATACGGTATGGACGGTATGACATATAACTTAAAAATGGATACCAATAACGGACATATAGAATTTGAAGGACAAGCTGATATGGATGATTTAATTCCTAATGAAAACGGAGTTACTTCTACTCATAAAGAGTTAGCAAAAAAGTTTTTTAGTGTTGAACGTCTAGATACTGCATAACGCCATATTTATAATGGTATCCTCAAGAGAAAGCAACTTACACTCTTGGGGATATCCTGTCTAAATTAATTATTAATATATAAAGATATATGAGTTTAAAAGATGAAAGAGTGGTTTATAAGCCATTTGAATACCCACAAGCATTCGATTATTGGTTAAAACAACAACAAGCACACTGGTTACATACGGAAGTACCTATGGCACAAGACGTAACAGATTGGAAGTCTAATTTGAAGCCGCACGAAAAGAATTTAATAGGTGGAATACTAAAAGGTTTTGCTCAAACTGAAACTGTAGTAAATGATTACTGGACTAATTTAGTTACTAGTTGGTTCCGGAAACCAGAAGTTATTATGATGGGGGTAACCTTTGGTGCATTTGAAACTATACATGCTGAAGCTTACTCTTTACTAAATGAAGAATTAGGATTAGATGATTTTGCTGAATTCTTAGAAGATGAAGCTACATTAGCTAAAATTGAAAACCTAATGAAAGTTAGAGACGCACATGATGGTACCCCTGATTGGCATTCTAGAGCTGTATCATTAGCTATCTTCTCAGCATTTACTGAAGGAGTTAATCTTTTTAGTTCTTTTGCAGTACTGTTATCATTTAAAATGAGAAATCTACTTAAAGGAGTAGGTCAAATAGTAGAATGGTCAGTAAGAGACGAATCCTTACATAGTAACGCAGGCTGTTGGCTTTTCAGAACGCTTATGAAAGAGCATCCAGAATTAAAAACGGATAAACTAGAAGCAGATATTAGAGAAGCAGCAACTGCAGCAATTAATCTAGAATTTGGCTTTATTGATAAGGTTTTCGAGCAAGGAGATTTAGAGAACTTAACTAAAGAAGAACTAAAAAACTTTATACGTCATAGAGTTAATACGAAAATGGGAGATTTAGGGCTTGCACCATTAATTCCATCTGAAGATATTGATAAAGGCGCATTAAAGACTATGAAATGGTTTGATGCAGTTATAGCAGGAAAACAACAGACTGATTTCTTTGCAAATAGAGTTACAAATTACAGTAAAGGTACAATGGACTGGTCCACAGCATTTTAAAAAAACAACTAAAAGACATATGAGCACAATAGTAGATACCTCGGCGTGGGAAGCAGGTAAGGATTATCCAGAATGGATGAACGAAATTTCAATAGCAACAATATCAAAAGGTTACTTATTACCTGATGAAACACCAAAAAAAGCCTATAGGCGAGTAGCTTCAACAATAGCTAGTCGATTAGATAGACCTGATTTAGAAAATAAATTCTTTAGGTATATGTGGAAAGGTTGGTTGAATCTCGCTTCACCGGTGCTTTCTAATACAGGAACAGATAAAGGATTACCTATATCCTGCTTTGGAATAGATACGCCAGATTCTATTAGAGGTATCGGACTTACGAATGCTGAACTGATGAGATTAACATCACTTGGAGGAGGAGTCGGAATTGGACTTTCTAAAGTAAGAGGAAGAGGTGAGCAAATCGGAAGAGAAGGCATCGGACAATCAGAAGGAGTTGTACCATGGGCTAAGATTTACGATTCTACTATTATTGCAACTAACCAAGGAGCAGTACGAAGAGGAGCAGCATCCGTTAACCTTGATATTAATCACCCAGATATTGAAGAATTTCTACAGATTAGAAGACCAAAAGGAGACCCTAATAGACAGTGTCTAAACCTTCATCAATGTGTTGTAGTGGATGATACATTTATGCAAAAATTAGAGCATAGAGACGTTGATGCTATGGGTACGTGGGTAACTATACTGAAGTCTCGTATGGAAACAGGAGAACCTTATATAATGTTTAAGGATACTGTTAATAATGCTAACCCACCTGCATATAAAAGAAATAACTTAGATGTTTCAATGACTAATATATGTTCAGAAATTACACTACACACTGATGAAGAACATAGTTTTATTTGCTGTCTGTCTTCTTTAAACTTAACTAAGTACCACGAATGGAAGAATAGTGATTTAGTAGAAACTGCTATTTACTTTTTAGATGGAGTATTAGAAGAGTTTTTAGCTAAAACTTCTGGGAGAGATTCATTAATTAGAGCTCATAGATCAGCTAAAAAAGGTAGAGCATTAGGTTTAGGTGTACTAGGGTGGCATACTTTCTTACAAAACGAAAGATTACCTTTTGATTCAATAGCAGCTACGTCGTATACTCATCAAATATTTTCTGATATTAAACAAAAAGCAGAAAATGCTTCAAGAAAACTAGCAAATGAATACGGAGAACCAGTATGGTGTAAAGGTACAGGAATGAGGAATAGTCACTTATTAGCAATAGCGCCAACAGTATCAAACTCAACAATCTCAGGAGGAGTATCTGCAGGTATAGAACCAGTACCAGCTAATGTATACACTTTTAATTCTGCTAAAGGAACATTTATAAGAAAGAACCCAGCATTAGAAACATACCTAAATGAAAAAGGTCATAATACAGAAGAAGTTTGGGATCAAATTATGCTTGATCGAGGGAGTATTGCTAATTTACCGGAAGAAATCATGCCAGCAGAAGATAAACCTATTTTCCTAACCTTTGCAGAAATTAATCAGTTAAAATTAGTAGAACAAGCAGCAGCAAGACAGAAGTACATAGATCAAACTCAATCATTAAATTTGGCTTTTGATCCAACGGATAGTCCTAAGTTTATTAATGAGGTTCATCAAGCAGCATGGAGATTAGGAGTTAAGACTTTATACTACCTAAGAACAGATTCAGTTATTAACGGAGACATTGGTAGCAGAACTTCAACTGATTGTCTAAGCTGTGACGGATAAAGTTGCTTCTTACAGTTAATTTTCGTATATTAATATAAAATATATAATATGTCAAAAAACTCAGCAAAGCAAAGAATGGAACAGTTAAAAGAATGGTTAATGGTATTTAAAAAAGATACTAAGAAACCTACTAGAAAAAACTATAATAAACCTAAATTTAAAAGATAGAATGACTAAAGCAATTAAATTTTACGCAGATTGGTGCGGACCTTGTAAAATGTATAGTAAGAGCTGGGATAAAGTAGCAGAGAAACTTGGAGAAAGTGTAGAATTCATAGAAGTAGATATTGAAAGTGATACTACTGGATTAGCTGCTGAATACAAAATTAAATCTATACCATTTACAGTAATTATCAAAGAAGGTGAAACTGTAACTAAAACAGGTTTAATTAGAGAAACCGAATTAGAAGAATTAATACTAAATTAAAAATAAATAAATGTTACGAAAACCAGATTCAATTTCAGCTAGCGATACTGTAATAACAGATCCAGCTCTAGAACCATTCTTTGTATCCAGATCCCAAACAGGAGGATATACTTTATACGAAAGAGTAATTAAAGGAGACAATAATACAGAATATATCAAGACGATATGTTACCCTTCTAACTTTAGCAATGCTTTAAAAAAAGCAGCAGAGGAAATACTTAATACGGGGAAAGACTATACATCAATAAAAGAGTACCTAACAAAGTATAGAGAAATTCAAGAGAAGATAACATCAGTAATGGAATAGTAAAAGCGTTAGCCTATACGCAGAATACCTGGCAAATTTTAAATAAGTAAATTATGGCACATTGTGTAGTAAGTTTAAGCGGTGGAATGGATAGCAGCACCCTATTGTTAAGAGCTATCGAGGAGTATGATACAGTAACAGGTATCTCATTTGACTATGGTCAAAAACATAGAGTTGAACTTGAAAGAGCTCAACAATTAATTGGTTACCTTGCAACTAAAGGTCACAAAGTAAATTATCGTCAAATTAAATTAGATGGATTAGTAGATCTATTAGATTCAGCATTAACTGAAGGTGGTAAAGATGTACCTGAAGGACATTACGAACAAGATAATATGAAAGAAACAGTTGTTCCTAATAGAAATAAAATGTTTGCTTCTATTACTCAAGCAGTAGCATTATCTGTAGCAAATAAAACAGAAGGTGTTTGTGATATTGCTTTAGGTATTCATGCTGGTGACCATGCAGTTTATCCTGATTGTAGACAAGAATTTAGAGATGCAGATGATGCAGCTTTTAGAATTGGAAATTGGGATGCGGATAGAGTAGGATACTTTACACCTTATTTAAATACTGATAAATTTGGTATTTTACAAGATGGAGAAATTTTATGTGCAAAGCTAAAAATTGATTTTGATGAAGTATATAAAAGAACAAATACTTCTTATAAGCCTTATCCTTCGGGAAACAGTGATTATAAGTCTGCTTCTAGTGTTGAGAGGATTGAGGCTTTTATTGCTCTTGGCAGAAAAGATCCCGTACAGTATGAGGATGAAACTGGAGAAGTTGATTACGAGGTAGCAAGAAAACACGTTGAAAACGTTTTATCTGCATATTTATAAGCTCATGTTAAATAGTTAAATTAAAGAAATGAGCACCAACAGTAACCAGACAAACGGAAACACTCAGCTTAATTCTGAAAGAAATAAACTCAATAATAGAGTAGATAAATTCAGAATGCTGAGTCAGACCAAAAAAGTACAATGGGATAGTATGCGTAGACATCGCACTATCTAATGTAGGGGGAGTATCGGTTCGACTCCGATATTCTCCACTATTAAAATAAGTTATGAAAAAACGAACCACAGTAGTATTCTGTATTCCCGGTAATAAGTTTACAGATAATTTTCTTAGAGCTTGGACTAATCTATTTGCATGGTGTATTAATAATAATATTAACCCAATACTTAGCAGTAATTATGATTCAAACGTATACTATGCTAGACAGAAATGCTTATCCCCAGATGTACTAAAAGGTAAGCATCAAAAACCATTTAACGGTAAATTAGATTACGATTACCTAATGTGGATTGATTCTGATATGGTATTTGCTCCGGAACAATTTAAAGCTTTATTGGATATGAATAAAGATATAGCATCCGGAATTTATAAAATGGCGGATCAAGCACAATACGCAACTGTAGAAAAGTACAACACACAGGAATATAAAGATAACGGTAAATTCACATTCCTAAATGATGAATTACTAGCAAACAAACCAGATACATTCCCAGTTGAGTATACCGGTTTTGGTTGGATGCTCATTAAAAAAGGAGTTATAGAAAGTATGGAATATCCTTGGTTTAGACCAGAATGGATGAACTTTGGAAACGGAATAGAAGATTTTACCTCTGAGGATGTAGGTTTCTGTATTAATGCCAAAAAGAAAGGTTATAAAATATACGTAAATAAAAAAGTACATATTGGACATGAAAAAAGTTTGATAATATAATTAAATTTCGTATATTACTAGAAGAATAACAATAGTGTCACAGCACCACTTTAAAAACACGAATATGAATAAATTAGGAAAAAAGGTTATGAATGAACTCTATAATAGAGAAGATAGAGAGAATACAGTTTCACTAGAGATTAATGGTCAGAAAGTACCAGATCCAAAATTACACCAACAAATTAGCTTCATCAAATCAGGTATCCGTATATTAGGGTATGCTGCTTTATGGTGGAGTATAGATATAGCTGCTATTTTGTTGATACTATCAGAAGTAGTAGGAATAGGAGAAGAATTAGTTTAAAAATAAGTTATGGGAAAATTTCAATCAAGTAAAGTTTTTGACGGATTTAGTACAGTGTTCCGTCAACACACAGCAGAGACAACACACTGTAGATTTGTACATGGATACGGTATTTCTTTTAAAATATATTTTGAAGGAAAATTAGATCAAAGAAACTGGGTCTGGGACTTTGGAGGTATGAAAAGAGCTACTACTAAGATAGACGGAAAATCACCTAAAGAGTGGATGGATTTCATGTTCGACCATACCTTGATAGTGGCTGAAGATGATCCATTTAAAAATGCTTTTATAGAGATGGGAGAAGCAGGAGCAGCACAAGTAAGAATAATCCCAGCAACCGGAGCAGAAAAATTTGCAGAGTACATCTTTAATAAAGTAAATGAATTTGTTATTAAAGAAACAGAAGGTAGGGTAGAAGTAATTAAAGTAAAATTCATGGAACACGGAAAAAACGCAGCTTACTATGTCGCATAAACAATTAAAAAGAATAGAAGATTACGATAAGAATTTACCTATCGTAGAAATTTATACAGCAGTACAGTCTGAAGGATCTAGAGCAGGGTATCCAACAGTAGTGATTAGAACAACAGGATGTACACATAGATGTTACTTCGGTGAAGGAGGGTGGTGTGATAGCTGGTATACAAGTATACATCCGGAAAAAGGACATTTTAACTTTAAAGACATTATTGCAATGTATGAGAAAAATCCTCATATAAAAGAGATGATGTTAACTGGAGGTTCCCCTACTATGCATCCAGCACTAGTAAATGAATTAACACATTTTGCACATGAAAATAATATTTTTATTACTATCGAAACTGAAGGATCTCATTTCCTCCCCACTGACTATCCTATTAATTTGCTATCTATCTCTCCTAAGTTTAGCAATTCTGTTCCAGTCATTGGGGTAGAAACTCCTCAAGGAGCAATAACAGATGAAAAGATGATTAAAACTCATAATAGGCTTAGACTTAATTATGATGCTATCAAACAATCAATAGAATACCACTCAGATTACCATATTAAACCTGTATGGGATGGTAAAGATGAAGGAGCATTAGCTGAAATTATGGAGTGTATTGAAACTTTAGAAGTTCCCCAAGACAAAGTATGGTTTATGCCTGCTGGTGATTCTAGAGAAGCATTATTTAAATCATATCCTGTACTATTTGATTGGGTTAGAGATAATGGATATAGGATGACTTGGAGACCTCATATTATTGCTTTTGAAGACCAAAGAGAAGTATAATGACTAAAGACGAAGCTTTAGAGGTATTAGAAGAAGTAGCAGAAAACATAAATACTTGCTGTGCTATTACAATGGAACCAGATGAAGTATTAGTATTAATAGATAAATTAAAAAGTTATATAGAAAATGAATGAATCACAATTTATAGAATGGTTACGAGGCTTTGCAGAAGGAGTACACCATTACAATATTACTCCTAAACAATGGGACCACTTAAAAGAGAAGCTACAATCAGTAGGTAGTAAATCTACAGCAAATTATTCTACTGGCAACTGGGTAATGAATAACACATGGGAGTAAAAAGAGTTTATTACAGTTGGGAGGATGTTTATAAACTCCTCGATAACATTCACGCACAAACAAAAGGAGAAATAGATTACGTAACAGGAATTCCAAGAGGAGGTACTATTTTAGCTATAATGTATTCACATCGTTTTGATATTCCTTACTTTGAATATAAAAGTAACCACTACCCTAGAATGTTAATTATAGATGATATAGCAGATAGTGGAGAGACAATATTAAAATGGAGAGAAGAAATGTTTAATCCTAAGTTTGCTACTCTACATTACAAAACATCCTCGAAAGCAAAACCAGAATATTTCGCAAAAGAAATACCTGATGATTACGGTTGGATTGTTTACCCTTGGGAAAAAGAAGATTCCAAAACTATTCAAGATTATTTGGATAATTAAATTAAAAATCGTATATTGTATTAACAAATGAGTCGTAGAACCTCAAAAAAACAAATTAAATATTATGCCTAAAAAGTTTATAGACGGAACAGAATTAGTAAAAGCAGGATATGCAAATGGTATATCAAGTCAATTAGCTGCAAAGCAAGAATTAGAAGGACCTGAAGCAAGGTTAACTGAACATGAAAAGAAAGTAATTATAGAAAGAGCAGCAAAGGCTTATGCAGATTTTTTAATCGCTCTAGGTTGTGACTATAAAGAAGATCCTAACTCATCAGATACTCCATTTAGAGTAGCTAAAGCTTACGTAAACGACCTATGGGCAGGAAGGTATAATCCTTTAGATAGAATTACAGCATTCCCATCAGATGGATACGATGGTATTGTACAGGAAAGTAATATACCTGTAACCTCTATGTGTTCACACCACCATCAAGCCATTAGCGGTACAGTCAGTATTGCCTATATAGCCTCAGAAGACGGTAAAGTAGTAGGGTTGTCTAAGTTAAATAGAATAGTAGAACAATTCGGTAGAAGAGGAGCTATACAGGAACAATTAACTGTAGCTATTCATAATGCTGTAGATAAGATATGTGAAGGAAATCTAGGAGTAGCAGTACAGATTAATGCAACTCATGCTTGTGTATCATGTAGAGGAGTTAAACATAGAGGAGCATCTATGCAAACAGCGAAACTAACAGGAGCATTTCTTAACGAAGACTCAGCAAAAGCAGAGTTCTATAAAAATATAGAATTAGCAAGTATTTGTAAACATTAATAAAAATAAATAATATGACAAACTATTGGCAAGTTACCACCCAGTTCGAAAGAGAGAGTGATACGGGAAGAATACAGAAAGTAAGAGAACTGTACTTAGTGGATGCTATGACAGGAACAGAAGCAGAAGCAAAGACATATAAAATGTTAGAAGAGTTAAGTGAGACTAATTTTAAGATTATTAGCCTTGCAGAATCAAAAATTATAAAAGTATATTAAGATGCAGTACGAACTTATATTTGAAGAAGACGCTAAAAAAAGCACAACTAATCATGTGCCTTTTGTAAATGAAGTAGAAGAATTTAATTCTACTTTCGGTAAACCGAATAACTATGAACCTACAATCCCTAGTAAAAAAGAATGGATGTTTGTATACGACTTCATACTCGAAGAACTTGAAGAGTATAAAGCAGCTTGCGAGGCAGGAGACATCGTGGAGGTTTTGGATGCTCTGTGTGACATTACTTATGTTTCCCTTGGGAACGGTGCTATGTTACATGGCCTTAAAGACAAGGTACTACCAGCTTATAAAGAAGTACAAGCTAGTAATATGTCTAAGGCTTGTTCTACTGAAGAGGAAGCCATCGAAACAGTTACTGTTAGAGCGGTTGAGCAAAAGGAACCATGTCATTACGAAAAAGTAGGAAACGTATGGGTAGTTTATAGAAGTAGAGATAAAAAAGTAATGAAATCAATTAACTACTTTAGACCTAACCTTAAACAATTTTTCAATGAACAGTAAGACTAACTTAGAGGACCATAAAGTATTCATAGAAAGTCACCAGATGGAAATGATACCGTATAGTGTAGCTGTGAAAGCAATACAAGAAGCATTTGATGCTGCACAAATGGATCAAATAAATCAAGCAATAGAAACACTATCTAGAGAATTAACAAGTCTTAATCCAGACTTATCAAAACTAAAAGATAATATATGATAAAAATAGCACACGAAAGCCCTAAGAGTATTTTTTCTGAAGTACAGAAATTTACAGATTATGATTATGCCTTAGTTCATCTGTTTGAAGAAGATGAGGAATATTTAAAGCAATTTAAAAACGCAATAGCTAACGGTAGAGAGGTAATCTTAGATAATTCTATATTTGAGTTAGAAGAGGCTTTTGATGCTATTAAGTTTAATAAATGGGTGAACGAAATCAAACCTACCTGGTACATAGTTCCGGATGCTTTAGAAGATGCCGATAAAACGTGCGATCAGATGGAGGATTGGAATAATAAGGGTTACGGGTATGAACATAGCGGAAAGATAGGAGTCGTTCAAGGTAAAACTTATGATGAAATTGTGGACTGTTATAACTATATGAATAAAGTTGCAGATGTAGATATGATAGCTATCTCTTTTGACTATTCGTATTACACTAAGTCATGTCCTCATCCTAACAAGTACGTTAGTTGGATGCTAGGACGTGTTAAGCTACTGGGAGATTTACGTAGAGACGGTGTGATTAATGTACTTAAACCTCATCACCTATTAGGATGTGGACTACCTCAGGAATTTGCTTTTTATAAGAATTCAGACTACGATTGGATTTACTCTTTAGATACTTCTAATCCTGTAGTGCACGGTATAAAGGGCATATCATATGGTTCAGACGGACTCTGGAATAAAGAAAGACAAAAGTTACATGAACTGATTAATTCAGATATAGAAGACACTAATTTAATTCTAAGTAATATTC